TCAATCGTCCCCGGCACCTTGCAATCTAGTACGCTTAAGTTCACAAGATGGTAAAACTTTATTCATAGCAGTTGATAACGTTAGAAAGGCATTAACAGTAGTTGATATACTAGTAAAAGCATGACCACTGGCAATTCCCTTAGTAATTTCATAGATTAGATTACTTTCAGGTAGAACAATACGTTTTAAAACAATCCCAGAAAGAAGATAGTAAAAAAGATTATCCATTTCTTCACCTTCTGGATAACATAACCTTAATGCAGCAAATGTAACAATATTCTGTTCTTCAGAAACATTATTATCATGTTGCTCAAAATCAGTACCAAAATCGATTTCATCTTTTCTTTTATTTTTGTGAATATCTAATTCATCAACTAATTTCATAAAGTTCTGCCTACCATTAATTCGGCCTCCCCAATTAAATCCTTTCTCAAGACGTTGCAGACTCTCATTAATTGGTTTAACAACTGACTGACCAATTAAAGTAGGTACATCCTCATAACCAATAACGCACCTAGATTTTAACTCTTTGCAATGATCTGTCAATTCAGCAATATTTCTCTTTTCACGTCCACCTACATATAACAGAGACCTGTCTATTAGCTTGACCCCGGGTAAAATAACTTTCTTCACAAGATCGTATGCTGACCTCTTAGTAATCGGTGTCGTTCTTCCTCTTTTTGATGATATTAATCTAGAAGTGCTCACACCGGGATGTGCCTTAGGATTTACCCCAAGACCCAAGATCGATTCCGGAACATATTCAGGCAACTTAGGTAATACGAAATCTATCCCAACACGTGACTTCATTCCTTCAATTAACTCATCAACAGAATACTTTTTACTATGAGGCTTCGCCATTTCTCGTAAATTTCTATTACTATACTGCCATGAACCAGGTTTAACAGATACATAATTCCCCGCTATATGCTGCTTTCATTCAGGTACTACACTACCAATAATTAAATAAGCATCCAAATCCATATCATATGTCGGTTTATAACCCTTCTTATAAACCTTACCATTATAAACACCAACGATTTTACTGATTTTATTAATTGGTAAGGGCAAATCACTCTCATAAGAATAGGGTTTATTCCGTTCTTTAACAATAAGATGTTTTAGATTGACCTTGCGTAAATCAACAAGGCGACGCTCTTTAACCTCATAACCATACTTAACAAAATTCTTATACTTATAAAATCTACCAACACGACCCATATGCTTAAACCTATTAAATTTACTATTAAGAAATTTTTCTTTGAGATGATCCGAATGAGTACATGAAACTAAATCATCGATACTATTCTTTGAG